GAGAAGAACTGGAGAACGGAGCGTTTCACGCCCGACCAGCTCTGCGAGAGGCTGTCGCAGACCATCCGCACACCTGAGACCGTAGCGGAATATGCAGTCATGCCGAAGTCTCAACGCGACAACATCAAGGATCATGGTGGGTTCGTGGGAGGGAAGCTGCGTGGATCGCGCCGCACCGCCTCGACCGTGGAGTACCGCTCCCTGATCACGCTGGACCTGGACGCCTGTCCGGAAGGTTTTCTCTCTACGTTGATCGAAAAGCTGGGGTATGATTGCTTCGTATACACCACCCACTCCCATACCCCGGCTTCGCCGCGCTACCGCGTACTGGTCTTCCTGACCAGGAACATCTCGCCCGATGAATACAACGCCATCGCTCACTACCTGGCTCACGACCTGGGCGCAGACAAGGTTGACCCCTGCTCTTTCCGCGTGCATCAGCTGATGTACTGGCCGACCACCCCGGCGGACGGAGAATACTTCGCCAGGAGGTTCCCTGCTGATACTCTCGATCCCGATGCATTCCTGGCCTCTCACCCCAACTGGCGTGACCTGGCGGATCTCCCGCCCACTGAAAGGGAAACGGCCTCGTTCACCGGGGAGAAGCGGACGGCAGCCGACCCCCTGACAAAGCAGAACGTGGTGGGTCTCTTCTGCCGCACTTATTCGATCGAGGATGTAATTGATACTATTCTTTCCGGCGTATATCGGCCATCCTCGACCCACCCTGGCAGGTATGACTTCATTCCTGGGTCATCCACCGCCGGCGCGGCGATCATCGACGGGAAGTGGCTCTACAGCCATCACGCGACGGACCCGGCAGGCGGACACATGCAGAATGCGTTCGATCTCGTCAGGATCCACAAGTATGGGAAGCTTGATGCCGGCTATGAGGGACCCGTCGGGGCTTCGCCCTCCTACCGAGAGATGGAGCGCTTTGTCCTCACCGATCAGAAATGCATGAACCTCTCCCGCAAGGAGAAGTTTGCTTCCCTCCAGGAGGACTTCGGTGAGGATTGGGAGAACAAGCTGATCTATACCAGGAATGGGGCGCTCGCTTCCACAATCCTCAATGCGATTCTAATTCTGGAGAATCACCCGGACCTCCGGTCCCTGGTTTTCAACGAGCTGGCTGACAACATCGAGCTGGGCCCCGGTGTTCCGTGGCACCACGCCAAATTCTGGCGGGACGTGGATGATACCCACCTGAATTGCTTCATTGCGGAGAGATATGGGCAGTTGCCGGTATCTGTCATTCGGGACGCGGTGGATAAAGTTGCAGATGATCGCCATTACCATCCCATAAGGGATTTCCTTGCAGCCTTGCCTGTATGGGACGGCGTGCCTCGGTTGGATTCTTTGTTAATCGACCTCTTCGACGCGGAGGATACGCCTTATGTGCGAGCGGTTACGAGAAAAACCCTTGTAGCTGCTATACGGAGAGTCCTTCAACCCGGCTGCAAGTTTGACTACGTCTTAACCCTCGTGGGTCCTCAAGGCATCGGGAAATCCACGGCCATCGCCACCCTCTGCGGGCCGGAGTATTTCTCAGACAACCTCTCTTTCAACATGATGAAGGAGAAGACGGCGGCGGAGAACATTCAGGGTAACTGGATCGTTGAGCTGGGTGAAATGGCCGGTGTCAGCAAGGCGGAGGTGGAGTCGGTTAAGGCATTCATCTCGCGCCAGGACGACAAATATCGCGCCAGTTACGGGCGTCGCTCCACACCCCATCCTCGCCAGTGCATCTTCATCGGTACTGCCAATCAGGAGAATGGTTTTCTCCGTGATGCGACGGGCAACCGCCGTTTCTGGATTGTACCGACGCCACACCGCACCGACATGGTTCTAGACAAATCATACGTCGCGCAGGTCTGGGCAGAGGCAAAGGTCCGAGAGGCGGAGGGGGAACCTCTTTTCCTTCCTAAGGCCCTAGAGGAAGCCGCCGAGGCCCATCAGCTCGCTGCCATGGAGCACGACGACAGGGAGGGGCTGGTCGGGGCTTACCTGGAAACCCTGCTCCCGGAGAACTGGGAAGGGATGGATCTCTACCGTCGTCAGGAATATCTCCGCGGTGATGATCCCATCCATGCAAAGGGAACCGCGAAGCGGACACTTGTCTCCAACATCGAAATCTGGTGCGAGTGTTATGGGCGCCGAAAGGAGGACATGCAGCCCCGGGACAGCTACGCCATTAGCGCCATCATGAAGCATTTCCCACAGTGGAAACGCGCCGGGAGCAAGATTCTCCCTCTCTACGGTAAGCAGAGGGTATATGAGCGGAACAACTGACAGTTGTTCCAAGGGTGTTCCAGGGGGTGTTCCTCTGCATATTATAATAAGTAAGAAAAACTCCCTGGAACAAAAGAACAGTGTTCTACCCCTAGTGACCTTACGGTTTTCCTCAATCTCGCAAAAACATCCAAAATCGTGAAAATCCAAAATTGCGCGTATATTATTATAGAGTATATATCTATTATAATAGAAATAGAACTATAGTCATCGCGCGCGAGGCTTGATTTACAGGGGTTTTGATGGTTGGAACGATGGAACGAACAATTCAGAACAACCCGGTTGTTGTTCCGCACTAAAGCCCCTCTCACAAAGACTATACGTGGAAGGTGGTTAATTGTGCCGCATTTTCAGAAACAAAGCAAGGAGCGTGATAAAAATCCGAGAACGAGAAATAGAACTGAAACTTCGCAAGGCCACCGCAGATCGCGGTGGTCTTTGTTTGAAGTTCACACCCAGTAATTGGGCGGGAGCTCCGGATAGGTTGGTGTTGCTGCCTGGCGGAGCCATGGGCTTCGTGGAGGTGAAGGTACCCGGACAAAGGGCCCGACCGTTGCAGGTGGCCCGCCATAGGCAGCTGCGCAAGATGGGATGCTATGTTGCTGTGCTGGATGATCCCACAAAGGTGGACGCCGTCCTTGATGAGATTGAGCAGCACACACTGGGCACGACCCGGCAGAGCCCAACAGCGGTCACCGAGCGAAGCGGCAGCGCAGTCGCCGAGCATAGCCACAGCAGGATGAGTGTGCGGGAAGGAGGCGATGATCATGCTAAGCCGGGATGATCTCCATGAGTATCAGCGGTTTGCCGCGGATTTCATTGTTGAGCATCCCGCGTCTGCTATCCTCCTGGACTGCGGCTGTGGGAAGACCATCATCACGCTGACGGCGATCGAGGAACTGCTCCGAGAGCGATTTGAGGTGGGACGTGTCCTTGTGATATGCCCCATTCGCGTAGCCCAGGTGTGGGTGGAGGAACTGGGAAAGTGGTCGCACCTTCAAGGGCTTCGATACTCGATAGCCGTTGGAACCGCATCAGAGCGTCGTTACGCCCTGAATCAGGAAGCAGACCTGTATGTGATCAATCGGGATGTCGTCCCTTGGCTGGTGGAGGAATACGGCGGCGAGTGGAAGTGGGATATGTTGGTGCTGGACGAGCTCAGTTCGTTCAAAAATCCCCAAGCCAAACGCTTCAAGGCCCTGCTGAAGGTGCGGAGCCTAGTGAAGAGGGTAGTGGGCCTCACGGGTACCCCAAGCAGCAATGGCCTCATGGACCTCTGGGCGGAGTACCGCCTCCTGGATCTGGGAGAGAGGCTTGGGCGTTTCATTACCCGCTACCGTCAAGAGTTCTTCCGGCCGGAAAAGAGCAATGGGCAGGTGGTGTTCAGCTACGCACCTCTCCCTGGGGCGGAGGAACGCATCTACGGGCGGATAGCGGATATCACGATTAGCATGAGGTGCACAGACCACTTGGTGATGCCAGAGCTTGTCAGTGTTCCCTACGAGGTGAGGATGGCGCCGAAGGAGCAAGAAACATATTCCCGCCTAAAGAAAGAAATGGTTCTCAATCTTAAGGATGGGGAGATCACGGCTGCGAATGCGGCAGCTCTCTCAGGAAAACTGACCCAGATGGCGAATGGCGCGGTATATGACGACCAGGGTGAGATCGTGGAGATTCACCAGCGCAAACTCGATGCACTGGAAGATCTGATCGAGGCGCAGAATGGAAAGCCGGTGCTGGTGGCTTACTGGTATAAGCATGATTTGAAGAGGATTGAGGAGCGACTTCGTGAAATCGGCATCCGCTACCGCCGCATTGATACCGAGGAATCCATCCACCAGTGGAATGCGAAGAGGGTTTCCGTTGGTCTTATCCACCCTGCATCAGCCGGCCACGGCCTGAACCTGCAGGCGGGCGGCTCCACCTTGATCTGGTTCGGGCTGACTTGGTCCCTTGAACTCTATATCCAGACCAATGCGCGCCTATGGCGGCAGGGACAAGTGAGCAGAACCGTAGTGGTAGAACACATAATTTGCAAAGGGACAATCGACGAACGAATAATACAGGCGCTTCAGAGAAAGGAGGTCACGCAAAGCAGCCTGATAGACGCAGTTAAGGCACAGCTGGTTTGACGATCCGAGCGGGGCAGGTAGGAGGATAGCACAGTGAATCAGAGACTATTGACGCCGAAGTTCGTTCTTTTCCGGAAACGGGAGATTACGAAGGATGGCAGGAAAAGAACGATAAGGATTCAGAAGGTATACAAGGAGGAGATAAACAAGTGAAACCCATAATCGATCCGAGACTCAGGGATGAATTGCCACCTCTGAGCGAAGCAAAAAAAGCAATTTTGCAGGAGGATCTCCTGGCAAGGGGCGTACTCTTACCGTTCCTTGTGTGGAATGGCACCCTCGTTGATGGCCATAATCGTTTGGAAATCTGCGAGGAGCACGGAATTCCCTACGAAACCAAGGAGATCGAGTTTGATTCCATTGAAGATGCCAAGTTCTGGATCTGCAAGAATCAGATGGCCCAGCGCGATATGAATGACTTTCAGAAGTGTGTAAAGGCTCTGGAACACGAGGAGAAAGTGAAAGAGGAGGCCCATCAGAGGAAGAAGGCGGCGAAAAAAATAGAGCTTCCCCACACGAATGGGGAAGCTGCAAA